CCGTCAGTCTGCAAAACATCGCCGTTGCTGCCTGTGTTGTTCGGGAGCGTCAAGGTGTAGGAAGCTGCCGCGCTATGCGGCGGACCTTTCAGAAGAATTCCGTGAGAGTTTTGCTCGCAATTCAGCTTGATCTGCCCAGAACCACGAGTTGAATTGCCCTTAAAAATGACTTGGCCTGAACCGTCTGGATCAAGCTCAATGTCACCATCGCTGACGCTGACAATGTCCTTGCCATTAACATCAAGGTTGCCGCCCAGTTGCGGTGTAGTGTCCGAGACTATGTTGGCAATGCCGGGGGCAGTCCCGTTTGATGCAGCCGTGATTCTCCCTTGCGCGTCAACCGTAATGCTTGCGTTTGTATAAGCAGCAGCAGTAACCGATGTATCAGCTAGCTTTGCTGCGGTAACAGCGTCATCAGCAATAGTCAACGCGCCAGTATTTGAAAGCGTTGCATCGCCAGACAATGCGACCGCCGTTGGCACGTTGCTGCCGTTGCCGACAATCAACCGGCCTGAAGTCAGGTTTGCCAGCTTAGTCAGTGCGATGCTGCCAGCCAACATTGCATTAGTAACCGAGCCTGCATCACCTGTCGTTACCAGCGTGCCTGAAACATCAGGAAACGTGATTGTGCGGTCAGCCGTAGGGTCTGTAATTGCAAAAGTAGTCTCGAAATCATCGGCAGAGCTGCCTTCAAATACCAGCGAAGACGACGTGCCAAGAGTCACATTGCCGCTAAATGTTGTCGACCCCGTAAAGGTTGGACCCGATAACGATGCTTTTTCAGTGTCGAGTTCTGCGATTGCAGTTTGAACATTGGTTGCCGCAATGTTTCCAGTGGCGCTAAATGAAACATTGCTTGCAGACGTAGCAGCCAACGCCGTTGACAAGTCAAGAACTTGCCAGCTGTCCCCCGTAGAAATCAGAAAATCTGGCGGTGCAAGTGCTTCTGACGGTGCATTTCCGCTACCAGTACCTGAAACACTGACAGTTAGATAATGATTGAGGTTGCTTGAAGCAGGCGAAATCAAAGCTTGCCCGACAGTCAAGCCGATTGCGGTGCCTTTAGCAGTTACTGAGGCGACAAGGTTTGTGTCCGCATTGTAAGTTCCGGCGAAAACAATTTCTCCGCTAACAATGTCAATCGACTTGAAAGCGTTTCCGTCAAAAATATACAGATTTTCGTTTGTCGAGTCGTATAAAAACTGCCCGTCAAAATCAGCTGTTCCGAAATTAACGACTCCATTTGTATCAGGGGCCCCCGCAAATCTTGTAACAGAATTATCAGCAAGTTTGCCGCCGGTTACAGCGTCGTTTGCGATTCGGGCTGTTTCAATCGTTCCTGATGTCAGCTTTGCTGCGCTGATGTCAGGAATATCAGAAGCAGACAGAGTGGCACCTGCTGTTATGTGACCACGCGAATCAACTGTGACCTTAGGATAAGTACCAGCGGTAATACCGGATGTGTCGTGCGTCAACGCGCCAGCGGTGTTAACCGATAACGCTCCAGAGGGGATTGAAACCGCCCCCTTTGCGCTTGCCGTGCCCGCAGGCAAATCACTCGCAACCAGTGCAGTGATTGCAGTTATGTGACCTTCATCGTTGTAAGTAATTCCGCTTGTGGTTCCCCCCGTAATGCTGTCGGTATGGTTGAGCTGCCCGCTGCCGGTGACGCTCAGGCCACTGCCAATAAAAACACCGCCAACATTAGAGGTAGTTGCCTTAGGCAAGTCAGCTGCTGCAATGCTGCCAACGGCAGTAATGTGCCCAGACGCGTTGACCGTAACGCCGTTTTTAGTTTGACCAGTGACGCTGGATTGGTGCGATACAGCACCATTGCTATCAACGCTTAAGCCAGAGGCGCTTGGAACGCTAATCCCGCCAAGGTTTGAAGTAGTTGCAGGGTCAACGGAAAACGTTCCAGAGGTAGATGTGAGGCCAGTGCCAGCCGCCGCACCGCCAAGAGCAGATGCCGTCGCTGCAGGCAGGTCAGTAGCAGCAATGACTCTTGAGGAATAAGCGCCGCCTGCGCCAGTAGGCCCAGCAATAAATTCTTTAGCCCCAGAGCTGCTTCCAAGCGAGCTAGGGCTGATCGCTGATAATTTTGCCGCCGGGATGCTGGCGTCATCAATTAAATCAACGCCCTGCTCAACCAGGCTCTTGACACTGACTTTTTTGGTCTCGCTCGCACTTACGTCAGCAATTGGCAGAACGTCAGTCGAAGCAACGTCTGCTTCGGCAAGTTCAGTCAGGGCGGTGATCTTCTGATCTGCCATTACCTGAAGCCCCTACAGGATCAATCTTCAAGCTCTAGCTTACCGCTTCCAGGCTGCTCAAGCAGAATGCGATCCGCGTCTTGTTCCTTCAACGCATATCCCAACCCAGTCTGGCCAAACTTTATGGCGATTGGCCCCGTTGTCAAAAACTGAAAAGTGGAAACCGTCAGCGTTCCAGTGCCTAACCCGACTGCAGCGCCAGTAACTATTCCCTTAAACTCAAAATAAAGCTGGTCAGTAGTAGCGTCCGCATTGCTGCCTCTGTTAACGATATAAAGCTCACCATCAAATTCTGCTCCTAATTTTTGACGCAAAATCAGCTCATGCAAGTACGAAGGGACATCTACGTCTCCAGTTATACCCGCGCCAGCTACATCAGGGTCATAATGAAATTGGCACTCGATACTTCCGTTGCCGCTAATTAAACTGCTTTCTTTCCTGCGAAACTCCTCTCCCAAAACAGTTATGTCAATTACTTCGCGGTCATTGTTTAGCTCAAAATTTCGCACTAGCCCCAAAATGTTGTAGGCGCTTTGAACGCTCCTGACCTCAATTTTTATGGCGGTGCTGATTGCTGCTAAGGCCACTTGACCTGTTGCTGACCCTTCAAGAGCATCGGAAAACGTGTCATACAAACGAACGCCGCCAAGCTCGTCGACGTTGATATACCAGTTACCGTCAGGGAGTTGACTACCTCCGGCCCAGCCAGCTGCGTCAATAAAAGCTAGGTTCACGCCATCTGTGCTTTTGATTTCTAACAAATCACCAGTAAGCAACATTTCAGCCGGGAAATCAAAGCTGAAACGGTCTTTGGTTGTGTTTACGTCGCTTGGATCTACTGTGCTTTCAAACGTGCGATCTGGCGTGCTACGCCGCAGCTTGACGACTCCTGAGTTGCCTACAAAGACGGTCATAGTGACTTGCTGACGAAATCGCCGCTCATGGTGTAGCTCACGTTTACCCGCATGACTTCACCCACAACACAAGACAACTCAGCACCGGTCAACACCGCATCAAACTCAAAAAATTTAGTGTCGAACTTTAACTTCAGCCGTGCCGTAGCTGTGATCGCAGCATCTGCATCTGTGTCCTGGTTGACCTGATTCAATAAGTTTACGGGCGCGTCGTCGTAATACAGAACAGTTAGCGAACCAGAGGCAGTGCGAAGACCAGCTGTGAAAGCCCTCACGTCTTCACTCAAAGTTGTCACCTCTAGTGCATCGGTGTTGGCAGCCAGCGACCACTGCACAACCTTGGCTACTGCGTTGCCCCCAAGCTCGACACTGCCGTCTTGACCCGCGTAATACCTAGCCATGGTCAGACACCCTCAAGCTCGCCAATGAACTCACAAGTCACTGTACTCAATCCTGGCTTAACGCTTGCGACTGATGGCGGTGATGCGTACTTCCATTTCAGCAGGCTATTCGTTTCTCTAATCCACGGGACAAGTTCAGTAGCTGCACCACCAGCAACATTGCTTGCGCTGAACTCTGCGTAATTGTCATCGTCCATCACGTCCACAAAATTCTGCAAAATCAAAGCAGCGTTTGCATCAGTGATGTTTGCGAACGTCAGAGACAAGCTGCTGCTGTATCGCTGGTTGCCGTAGCGGACCCGAATGACCGCACCGTTCTGGGACTGAAACTGCTGCTCAGGGAATATCCCTGGCGCGTAAGAGCGGCTGCTGGGGACCAATGCTGGGAAACTTACTGCAGCCATTAGTCCGTAACGTCGAACAGCGCGTTTTCAGGATTCAGAATAGCCAACCTGCCGGCCTGGTCTACTTTCTGAAAACTACCACTAATCTCCACAAAGCCTCCGTCGTCAATAGTTAGGCTTGTTAGCCGATAAATGCGTTTTTGCTGGTTCTGCATCTTAATGGTGAAAATTGACCCAAAGAAGGTCTGGTCGCCTGTCTTGCCGTCTGCTATTTGCAATTGACCCTCAACGACCTGCGTTTGGCCTGGCCGCCAGAAGAAGACCGTGTACGTGCCATCAGCAAGTGTTGTAGTTGAAGTGACGCCACCGAACTGATCGACACTGCCGTTATTAAAACGGCTCGTGTGTGACGAGTTTGAGATCACTTTGATGTAATCACCAACACTTAAGCCAAGAGCGGAACTAGGTGTCGTTTTGAATTGGATGTCGTGTTCACTGTGCTTGCGCAACAACAGCTTATGTTGAGCAAGTCGCTTGGCGTGTTTGACGCTAGTGCAAAAGCTTGTGAGATCTATAAACTCCTCAGGGTCTGCATCAGAACCGCCGTCAATATCTTTAAAACGTATCTGAGTCATCCGCTGCGACGAAAACCCGTTTTCCTCTTCTCGCCTGTAAGTAACTGTCGCTTTAAATAACTGACGTTCTTGCGTCGGCAGAAAACTTACCTGCATATCTTTCATGTTCCCGTCAGTAAACAGAGCCTTAACATTTTTTGTAATGTCTTGCGCTGGCTCAATCAAAAATGTTGCGGGGTTGTATGGGACAGAAGGCGTCAAAGAAAACTTGCCGCCAACAATAGTGAAATCAAGCAAATTAAATGCTGCGTTGGTTTGAATAAACTTCCGCAAGCCAACACGGTCGCCAACAACACCATCAAACCGAAAACCGTTTGCGCGGCAGAATTTGGCTGCAATCACCATTGCATCCCGATCAATTGTGTCCCTAGGGATGCGCTTGCCTGCACCTAAACGATCACTAACCAAAAGGTTAAAGGCGATCTCGGCAAAGTTATTGGTTGCGGCTCGGCTTGCAGTAAGAGAAGCTGTAGTGCCGTCGTCATTGATCAACCGCTCCACCGCTAAACCTTCTTTGATGTAGGCACTAAATTGACCCATAGAAGTCCAATCCTTGCCCGCCAGCACCCGCAGGCCAAGCAATGACAGATCATTGTACTGAGCAGCAATGACATTTTTATTTTCGTCAACGCTACGCACAAGCTCATTGCAAAAAACTACTTCATGCTCTGGGCCGTCTTGGTGGCTAGTTCTTTCAAGATCAAATTTAGGGTAATCAGCAATCGCGTCTTTAGGATTGAGATGAAGACGCTTTACCCCTTCCACAACTGCAGAGTCGATTTCTGATACCTGCACCTCAACCTCGGTGTTATCGGCAAATTGAAAACGCAGAACATCGCCTATGGCATAACCAGAGCCGGGGTTTGCAATAACCCACTGCCACTGGCCAAGCGCAAGGCTTGACGCATTGAGCTTGAAGCCAGAGCCGTTGCCAGAATAGCTTTGATGACTGTATTCGGCCGGGCTGCCCCCAGAAACAAAATCTTGGTTAAATTCGTATTTGCCCAGTTTGTATAAATTTAAAGCTGTCCTAGTAGTTACATAACTGCCTTTTTCGATCGAATAAAATTTGTTGCCTGATGAGGGCGGCGTTACATTTACGCGGCTAATTCCCCTAACACTTGTTGTGCCAATAGTGTATCGCTCATTGCCGATGATGTATTGAATGCCTGCGATATTTAGGTCTGGCGCAGCCCTGCCTGTAACCAACTCTCCGTTCCAAAAAGCATTAACGCCTGTGACTGTAATCCATACGCCAAAATATGCAGGCCGCTGGTTAACAGTATCAAACACGCTGTCTTGAAAAACGTCTACCTCAATCGGGGTCGCAACCCCAGGGGCAGGTTCAACATCGAGCGCAAAGTTGTCTGGAATCCTGTAAAGAGCATTATGGTTAATTTGAGTGTTAGGAAATTCGACAAGGTTAGTTACGTTTGCTCCGTTATAGAACGCATTAACAAAATTATCGGCAGAATCGAACTGAATATAATAATCATTAGTGCCGCTTGTCCGAACAAGTTGGCCTGGTTCGCTTGTTTCCCATTTTTTGACAGCTGGGACAGTCTTCACAAAATCGCTTAATTCATATTGATACACAGACCCAGTTTCGTCAGTTACGTTTACTCCCTCCCACATAGCGAACACAGCCCCTGGCGCTGTGGGGTTGTCGACGTTGACATATACACCCGTCGTTAATTCTGCAGTGACCGCATTTTGATTAACAAAAGGCCCTTCAATCAAATCCCAGTTAGCGCCTGCAGGCATCTCGCCAACATCGTAAAAATTCAAGCTTTTGACTTTCCCATCAACAGACGTTCCAGCTTCTACCCGTTTGAATAGAAACTCATCATTAGATGCTTTTGAGTCTGTTATCTTTGTTTGCACTCCCGTGTAGCTGACATAAGTATTGCCTCCTGCAAAAATTACGCTATTGCCTGAACCTGACAAAAGTTGCACATAGTTTGATTGGATATCATTGTCAACGTAAAGCCCGTCAGCCGTACTTCCAGTTACAGGTACGATCCTGAATTCATATTGGCCAGGGTCGTGATTTATGCGTATTGTGTTGTACTGGGGTTGAGAGTTGCTGCCGCGTACTGCAAAAATTTGCCCCGCTGAAATATCTGTAAAGACCGTGTTATTGCTAACGCCAACCTCTCTAAATTCTATTTTAAAAAAGCTGTACCTTGTTTGGAAAGTTGAGACCCTGCCAAGCGCAAAACTTTGCTTGTCCCTCTCATACCGCTGTAGAGTTTCAGCAGGTGGCTCTGAGTTTACGTTTGCAAAATTATCAACACGTTTAAACACAACGCTTTTAATGCCAATTTCTGTTTGATTGCAGACGCGGTTATTAGTGACAGTTGCTATGTCTATGCGCTGTAAGTGCTGCCCGAATGGCGAGTTGGCCGTAGTTAACGCGTCCGCATCAGCACTTTGAAAATAACCAAAACCTTGCTCTACGCAAATAAATTCAAACTGTCTATCTTCAACCTGGGGACTTTCAAACGGAACATCTGGACGCTTTGTGCATTGGATTATCGAACTGCCGAACGCGAATAGATCTCCAACATTGATCAATGTATCCGTACTGGACATTCTGCTGTCAATAGCAGTGTTGACATCGTCGAGGCCATGAGGGGGGAATGCCTCAGGGTCTTCACGTTGTGCAGAACTTCTAAAAATCAAAGTATCGTCAACATTGATCTGATTAGTTCCAGTGACAACAACATTATTCAAACGCTCCATCGCTTGGCGATCCGCGTAAGGTCTCACGTTCAACCCCAAGAACAGTCCATTTATTTTGTCCCTTTTAGCTTTGAGAGTTTCGTCACCATCAAAAATTTGAACGATGTCATAAGGGAAAAAGTATGGCGATCCGTTAGAGATTGGGGAATGACAGCCAAATGCACGTTGTGAACTTGGCGTTCTAGTGCCACTTAACAGAGGCTCAAAATTATTGTTTAGCTGATCAAACGCAAGAAAAACATCACTGTTATTTTCAGCAGGCAGCTCTCCCGCCATCGTGTTGATGTTATTTACCCGCCCCCCGTTAGAAGCGTTGTTAAGGAAAAACGCTCTATACCGTGGTTCTTGATAGTTGCGCAAAAGTTGATCACCAATAGCCAATCCCTGCGGGTCAGGAATAGCCAGCTCTGACAAACCTAAAGTGGTCAGCATCTTTAGCTCTTGATGAGAGCCAAGGCTTAGTAACTGCGACCAAAGCAGCAAGCCTTTCACGCGGATGCCGCCAACGACTTCACTGCTGTTAGGTAGTTTTTCACGCCTAGCAAAAACCAATGGGATGATGCTGCCAAGCGTTGCTAAATCCTGCAGGCTTTCAAAGCTATACAGCTCCGCGAACCTAGTCTGACCACGACTATCAGCTGTCCTAATAGGGGCAAGCTGACTTAGCGGATCTTCGCCCTGAGTTACAGAAGGTGGCTCTGGACTAAGCAGCATTGAAGCCGCTGTTGAGACTAAACCGACAGCAAGGCTGACTAGAACTGATGTAGAGATTGCCTCGCACCTTACATCAGGTATTAGGTCATATTCATTACTGCGCTGTTTAGCACTGCAATCCGCTAAACGGCAAAATTCCCAATACTCCTCAAGTGTCAACCCTAAGGAGTCAATAATCTGCTGCTCAATGGGCAGTAAAGAGCGGCGGGAATAAGATTGCTGCAGGGGATCCATGTCACCCGATGGTCTCTGAATTGCAGCCATCCGCCTTCATAAAAAGAAACCAAGCCATAACTGCCATCAGCACCATGGATCAGTCCGACTGTGCCCACTTTAACGCTATCTGTCTTGATCCCCCATAGCTCAAGTTGCTCTTGGAAAATCGAATAATCTTTTCGCCGCAACCGCCGATACCAAGTCCGTGTCGGCACTGGGGAACTAATCCCGTGCCAATGCAGCACCGCACGCGCCAAGCTCAAGCAATCTGCAGCGCCATGCTTTTCAGGCACTGCTCCAAGCCTGTAAGGCATTCCAATGAGCTGGTACGGCTCGATCAAGCGTTGCTAATTCGTGAGGCGACAGGCAACGCACCAACGTCCTTAGACCGCAGAACCTTGTTTGGAATGGAAGAGGTAACAGCGTCAATCGCAGTGCTTAGAGTCAACTGCACACCGTCAACGCTGTAGCTGATGCTGTTAGGTATCCAGTATTCTGTGGAGAGTGTGCGGTCAGGCTGGAACGTTGAAGGGTTCATCAACACCGTATCTACTCGTACAGACCAAAAATTTTCAATCGCCTCATACGCTTTGGAAAGGCTGAGTTGGTTATTGGCAAAAGTCAAAAGGCTCTCAATGTTGTCGCCGCTCAAGCTTTTGGTTGCACCGTTGTAAATGAACGGCAAAAACGCATAAGGGCTTGAATCGAAAACAATCGTGCTGGCAGTATTACTGTTCTGATACCTGCCCTCGTCTTTTCCGTTTTCCCCTTCAAACAAAATAAACGTAGTGATGGCCTCGATTGTCATATGCCGACCCTGCTGCGGATACTGCGCTTATTAACAAGGTCACTGTAGACACCACGTTTGCCCATTTCAGCGCCACGCTTGGCAGCTTGCGTCATGCCGCGCTCAAACTCAGCAGCGGTAACGTAATTAACGTTATTTATGCGTTCCACGCTGTAGCGAACGTCAATTGGTGCGCTGCCTGCAGCTTCATCAGCAGCAAGGTCATCCGCCATTCCACCTTGGCCAGCTCCGTTACTAAGTCCTGCGGAGCGTTGATAGCGAACCATGGCTGCACGCATGTTGTCGTTGCTAACCACTTGACCTGATTGCCCAGGCACAAACAGCTCAGGGCCACGCTCACCAACAATGTAGGGGCTGCCTTGATCTACCGGGCCGCCGTCTGCCTTAAAAAGCCTGCCAAGCAAGCCACCAAGGCCGCCAGTGCCTCCACCGCCAAGGTTGTTGAAAAAAGTATTTAGACCAAACTGTAAAAGGGTTTTCCCGATGTCTTTGAGCACGCCTTTTGCAATGTCAGCAAGACTCTTAGTCCCATCAACTGCGGCCATTAATGAGTCAACAATTCCGCTTTGAATGCTGTCACCAATCGACTTGTACAGGCTTCTCATTTTTTCCTTCTGCTGCTCTAAAGCATCATCTATTTTTTGCCCCTCGTCAAACACGTTTTTAAATACGTTTTTAATACCATCTAGCCTTACTTCATTAGACTCGGTAATTTTTTTTAGTTTTTCGCCCATAATGCGAGCGATATTCTTTTCGTGCTGTATTTCAGCGTCTCGCAATGCGCGTTGCTCCTCAAGCGGCAGCATTTGCGCTTCTATAATTCTTTGGTATTCAATTTCTTTTACTAAGCGAGATTTTGCAATTTCATCAGTTGAATGCGCCAACTGCTGCTGC